ACTGAACATCAGTATGACCCAAATAAAGATAATCTAAATCCGATGCAAAGGCGGATATAGTTCCGGCCCCACTTGCTTCCACGGTGCGGTCAGTAAGAACAGAAGCCTCTTCGTTCCAAACCTGACTGAATGTTCCAACAACCCTGATCTTTGAAAGAACACTTCGTTCAATATTAGAAAACATAGTGAATTTTGTATCATTGGATGACTCAGAACATACGATACCCGGAACCTGTGCATTGATTAAATCACAAATCTCTTTTGAAGTTACTGATGCTGGAGATGAGAAATCAGTCGGAGTAAAAAATGCTGCCACTGGGTTTTTAATTTTTCCATCGATCACCATTAAAAGACTACGATCAAAACTACTCATATCAAATGCGGCAGTAGATCCAGATTCTATAGCGGCTGTTCTTCCATCTTTAGTTAGAAGTGCAATTCCAAAATCTCTTTCACGATATAATTTTGATGTAAATTTTTTATCAGTTGAGAAATTAAGTGCAGAGTTGGCAGTTCCACCAGTCACCACGATCTCTTCCTCAACATTTTTACGTGAGAATATTCTTACCTTAGACCCGCCAGATGAAACCCTTGCCTCATATAATGTAGCGGTTGAATTTATCTTAGTTAAAACTTCTTGTGCGAGTGCTGCACCGGGAGCTGCGAAATCTGTTCCTTCAAAAATTACAGTCTCTACTTCATCTCCAACCTCAACAATCAAAGTCTCACCGCCAAATAGTGCGTAAGGCTCATCATCTTGAGTTTCAGAAAAAGCTTTAACCATTGGCACATTATCAACGAATAAAAACTGCTCACCACCGGTTGCGGCCAAGACCACTTCCTCAAATCCAACCGATTCAAAAGTTGGTATAAATCCAGTTCCATCATCAATAAAAAGCTTCACAACATCTGCCGGTACAGTTGGCTCGATTAGAGAAGCAGAAACAACACGTTTATTTCCGGTGCTAACTCCAAGGACACTTGTAATAATAGATCTTCCAGTTCCTCTAGATAGAGACTGAATTGTATCTTTAATACGATCCCTGAGTGCCTGATCACTTTCAATATCTAAACCATTTGTGACCCTAGATGGATTGGTTACTGTGGCAGTTGAAAATGGTGGAGAATCATATTGAATAATAGAACCAATAGGCACGTTGGCGTCAGAGCCGGGATCTGTGGCAGTGACTAACACATCAGTTTCTTCTGATTCACCATCAAAAATAGTAGCCCCAGAATCAAGAGTGAATTCTACTCTTGGATTCAAATCTGAGGCCGGAACTATAACCACTGTTCCGACCGTGAACACACGGTCACCACCCTGAGATAAAACGATTGTTTCATCAGTCCCATGGTCAAATCCTAATGCACCTGAAAGATTAAAGGTCACATAATTAGCGAATGTAGTGATCGAAGAATATGGGACTGTTTCAACATTTGGAGTGCCACGACCAATAACTATAGAGCCACTGGTTGGAAAATTAGTTGCCGAATCACCATTAATTGCGAATGTTCCTCCGGCTGGTCCAGCTTTTCCAGAATAAACTCCAGTTGAAACTTTTGTTATTGCTGAATCTCCAAGAGTTACCTGAGTTGATGCTGCGGAAGCTTGTCTTCTCTCAAGGCCGTACTCAAATGCACGATCATCAAGTTCGCTTCCTGTAGTTGTATCAATTGAAAATGCTCTGATAATTTCGAGCATTTGAAAATACTGTTCGTCATCTTCCTGTGCTGCGGCCTCCAGCATGGTTGACCAAACAGAACCAAAATTTATATCGGTGAGTGGGGTAGTCGCAATCACTCGGTCTGTCATATCCCCAAAAATTTCAGGGAAGACCTTTAGTTCAAAAATTGGCATGTATCAACCTATCCATTTTCAAGTGTTATTGGCAACGGTACTGGCTGTGCCAAATCTTTTAACTTAATCAAAGCATTGATCTGAGTCGTTCCACCATCTTGCCTAAGCTCTAAAAATGGAATTGACTCAACTCTTAAATCTGATCCAAGTGAACTAATTAATCTTCTACGAATATCATTTAAAAAATTAGTTCTAGTTTTTTCACCAATCTTAAGGCCAGTGCCAATATGCAGATGTCTTTTTAGATCACCCGGCTCTAAGCCGATGCGGATTGCAATCGCTTGGGACATATTCGGAATTCCAGCTATCAAATCCAAGTCTTTAATATTTGAAATTGCCAGATCATTATTCTCATCTATTCGAATATCTACTCCTAGATTCTGTTCTGTCTCAGATAATAATTTGGTGATATTGAATTCACGGTTCTTTTTAACCCCAGTATCTTCTATCTGATCTGACTTAGGCAAAAGTATTGTGTCTCCCGGCTTCAACACTCCATCTCCACCAGCCGGATCTATGTATGGTGGTTTTAAATTATTAAGTGAAACAATATCTTTATAGCGATCTGCGTTCCCAAGTTCTCTAGCAGCAAGAGTTTGAATAGTATCGAGTCCTGAAATTTGATATTGCCTAACAGAATTTGGATCTTGAATAACAACCCGTCCAGTATATGCTTCCTCTACTCTACGATTTCCAGCGAAGGCGTCTTCAGAGAAAAAAGATCTCTCTGAAAGTAAAGATGCGGTAGCACGTTTGGCCCTATTGATTGCATTAAGGATTTGAAACTCTTGAAAGGTGGCCTGTCTCCCAGACGGTGCAACAAGCGTAGAAGTTCTGCCGGTGGCATTGTTGTAGGAAGTGGTATCCCTACCAATAACATCGTTGAAATTACCTTCAATTCTTTCAGCCTCATTTTTAAACTGAAGAAGAAATCTACGAGTAACTCCAAACTCACCAAACAAAGCTTCCTTCCCACCCTTAATCGCCTGAAGCATATTATTAATCTGTCTCATTGGCCCAAGTAGAGTGTTGCTCACATCTCTTTCAGTCCTACGTAAAATTCCGATTCCACCCTCAATGACCTGAGTTGCAAGTCCAAAAGCATCAGAAGTTTTATTGATCACATCTGCAATGCTTCCAATAATTCCCTTATTAGAGCCACCATGACTTGGAGCCTCTGCAACCCCAATACCTTTAAGCATGATTGTGTAATCATAAAGGGTTCTGCGATCTTTTGTTTTCTTCATGGTGAACTTTTGAGGCTCTACATATAAGAATTCATTATCTTTAAAATTTCTAAAGACCATTCTTAATTCGCCTTTAGTGCGATCGTCCACCCTCTTATGTTCAACATATGCTCTAAAATAAGAACGAAGTTCGTGAAACTCTTCATATCCAGAATGACCACTAGCTAGAACTGCTCTTCCTGTACTTTTATTAGCACCACCATCTCTACGACCCGGAGAAACGCCAGTGGTCCCAGACATAACAATATCTTTAAGAACCGTTCCATGATGCTCAACAATCACCCCACGAAAAGTTGGAGTAACTTCAATTGCAAAAATTTCATCTTGAGTTAATTCTTGTGGATTTATTTGAAGTCTGAATTCTTGCCATCCCGGTTCAGAAAAGCAAAATCCAGACTCATCGATTCTACAGACCTCAAAAGAATAACCTAAACTTCCTCTCCAAGCACCATCATCGTAAGCTGGACGATTGGTGATTCTTTGGATCTCCACACCACCAACACTGTTTGGGTACTTTTGAGATGTTTTTTGTTGGCCCAAAATACGAGAGATTCCATTAGAGAAACCTTCAGAAAATTGGCTAACTAATTGATTGATTCTAAGACCCATAACACTTCCCTATCGGATCACATCAACTGACAGTTCCATTGATCGTATCTGGAGTAACCACAACTGTATTGGCAACAATATGTGGAATAATTGCTTCCGCTATCCCATCACAAATTGCAGCCAAGTATGTTGGAGCAAGCATCGGCTCACCTGTGGCTGAAGTTAATTTAGCAGTGATCAAGGATTGCAACGAACTCGAAAGAGCTGCCTCTGTGCCTGTAAGTGCCATACATCCCCCTATTCAGTATTTGCGTCAAGCGGTGGTGGAGTTGGAACACCACCATTGCCAACGTGCTGATGTGCTCCGTAGACTGAGCCATCAATTTTAACAAGATTTGCAGAACTGTTAATATTTATACCAGACGCACTCATAGTTATTTTGTTTCCATTTGCGTCTTCCATTTCAATACCGGCTGCACTCATGGTGACTTTATTTCCATTCAAATCTTCGAAAACAATTCCAGAAGAATTTTTTGTTGTTATATTCCCATTCTTATCTTCCATGATTATACCGGAAGCATCTCCTGTGAATTTATTCCCCTGAGCTTGAAGCAACCAAGTTTTTGCAGATTTTAGAAGTTGAAGATTTAGATCTGAAAGGGATTCAGTTCCATGGGTATCTAAAACGATATCCCCATTACCTTTCATGACCACCTTAGCACCAACGGCGGCTGGATTTAGGATCTTTCCATCTGGATCTTTTCTTCCAAGTTGTGTTACTTGCCAGTTTGAATTCTTATCAATTTTGACTTCGACCCCATTGAATTCATCAACATCTATATTTCCATCATCTTTTTTTAGTTTTTTATAAGCCCCATGCCTTGGATGGTTACCAGAACCAATAATAATTGGGTGATCGCCATGGCCACTTAGAAATAGAACATAAACGATTTCACCATCTAAATTTTCATCATAAACATCTTTATCTATTTTTCTGGTAAAAGATTTTTCAATCTTTTTTCTGATTCTCTCTGAATAATTATAAACAGCCCCACGAGTTTCCATACAAACTGCATTTGGATAGTTTTGACCGTCAACTCTGACAACGTACTCGACTCTCTCGCCACTAGAATTTCTTGGATCTTCTGGGAAAATTACATCAACTATATTCCCCTTCTTGAGTCCGAATTGAGAATAGTGCTTATCTCTTTTTCGTTGCGAAATTGGAATCCCTGCCGGTACTACACCGCCATCTCTGGTATATCTCATTTGTTTCTCGAATTAGTTTTGGCAACATAAGCAGAATCGAATCCCTTATCTAGCCTTCCAAAGTCTTTAAATCCGGGTCCAGAGTTTACAACATCGATAAAAATATTCTGATCGTTAGTTTGGAACTGACCTTTACTGACTGTAAAAATAGTTCTCCAAGTATTAGGGAAGGTCCAAGTATGTTCATAGCCTTCGATATAATAAATTTTTGGTAGATTTCCAGATCCAGAATCAGGAAGCATCGTAAGAACCTTGCCAAGCTCCGCCTCAAGCACTCCACTGGTCTGAATGGTTCCAGATTCATAAAGATGATTTACATAATTTTGATCATATAGCTGAATCATCATAGCTGCGAATAGTTCTATTTCACTCGTTCCACCTCTACCCTCAGTAGGGAGATCGAACTCTAACATTCTTTGCATCCGTTGGAGTCCATGCCTTTTTATGGATTCCCCAATCTTAAAAGCATTACTTATCCCACCTGAAAAATTCTTATTGGCGAACATATTCTGTACGTACTCTGAGAACCTTGTCGAACTCAACCAAAACATATTAAATCTTGTATGATCATCACGACCCAGATTCTCAGAATAAACTTCAGCCGGAGATATCTCCACGAAGCTTTCTTTCGAAAATTCTTGAAATGATTTCTGAGTGTTATTGAGTAGCGGTTTATATTTAGAAAGATTCCTATCAGTTCCAAACTGTGAATCAAAAAATGGAGTTTGAAATGGTCTTGCTCTTAATATCAACGATGGTGTCGCAGTTCCATCGTTGGACCTTATTTCCTCTAAGAACAACTCATTAATAGCTTCATTCGAATTTCTTTGTAAGTACCCCCACACATTATCATTTGAATCCAAGCTCACCATAGCTCTAGCTTTAAAGCCGGGAAGATTTGGCTCTATTACATTTTCTAAAATATCATAAAACAAAGTTTTTCCACCGATAGCTCTGCCGCCACCTTTTTTAAAAAGCTGTGCAAGCTCTCCGGGTATTTGGAATTGTCCAAGAGATGAAGTGCGACCTTCTGGTAAACTAGCACCGGGTCCAAGAAATAAATCAACGATACTATTGCAAAGACTACTTGGGTTCCCAACAAGATGAAGCCCACCAGTTCTAAGCTGAACATCTAAAGTATTTTCTTGATTCTGATATGGATCAAACCAGATATCAGTATCTTCAAAAACCTTTCCAAAATTTCTTCCAGAGACTTGATAGCGAAGCTCCATTTTATCATCTTCATCACGATCCAAAGCCCTTGCAACTCGGTCTACGTTCCCAAGCATAATCAAATTCTTATGAGTCGGTTTGGATTTATTTTTAGTATCTGAAGTGGATTCTATTTTATTATAAAGATAAAGTGCTACCCAATCTCCGGGGAATATTTTCTGCTTCCAATTTCTACTTGGGAATAACATCACATCAAATGTCCCAGAAGTTTGAGAAAGAGATTTAGAAGTTTTCATAGATGCTATTTCAGCCTCAAGCTGAATTACTTCAACATTAAAAGAAACATTATCTGGGAACGGCTCTCTAAGTGTTGATCCAATACCAAAATTTTGCTTAGTGTAATGGTAGACAACCATTTGTGCATATGAAGTTCTAGAGGCTGGAACTCTTGAAGATATGGGAAATTTTCCAAATGGTGGATTTTTTCTTTTTTCTAAATTTGATTTTGTGGTCACTCGTAATTACCCTTCCCTAATGCCCCACCAACCACAGAAGAGTTTTCTGGACGAGCACCACCGATAGCTCTGCCGCCACGACCACGGAGTATTTGATTTAATTCTTTGAGTGCAGATGTATTCTCAGATAGCTGACCCTTATTATCATCGAGTCCATTGCTTATTTTTTTTCCAGATTCTTCGCTGCCACCACGACCGCCCTCTGGAAATTTCAAAACATTATCACTTCGTTTACTTCCGGCTGGTAAACCTTTGAAATTCTTTTCAGCCATTGCCATTGCATCTTCATCTGAGATAGGCCCATCAACTCCAAACAAGCCGCCCAATGTGCTACCAATCATGTCCTTGGTATCATCACTAAGAACATTCTCATTAAGCCAAGAACCAGCCTCATATCCAGCATATCCAGCACCACCCACGGCTGCGGCTGGTCCTAAAAATCTTGCAGCTCCTTTTACTAATCTGCCAGCACCCTTCAAAAGCCCACCACCTTTTTTGAGAAGGCCGCCACCAGTTTTTTTAGCACCACCAACTATCCCACCAGTTCCGGGCAGCTTATTGCCCTTACCGCCACCAAAAACTTTTCCTAAAGTCATGTCATAAAGTGCGTTGGTCCCAATACCGGCTGCGATAGATCCGCCAATTCCAGCACCTAAAAGAGATCCAGCGAATCCTGTACCACCAGCGTCCAGCCCGGTCATTTTACCGGCTTCATGTAATTTAGCGGCAACATCCCCAGTCAATCTGGCCATAGTTTCAGTAAGAGTTTCGATAGCAGCTTTAAGATCTGTCATCGCTTTTTCTGATCCCTTAAATGTGTTAGACAGTCTATCTTCTGGTGTCATCTGTGCGTCTTTAAATTGATTGATTTCATCTTTTGAAAGACCACTACCCTTAGCGAGCTTGGTAAAAATATTTACACCTTCGGCCCCCTCCAATCCTGTCTCTTGTTGGAAGCGAACAATATTTTCATCTAGAGATCTCCCACGACCCCTAGACATCACATCTTTGAACATACTTTGAAGAATCTCGACTGGACCAGTTTTTCCAAGGAAACCACTCAACTCTTTTCCTTCTGGTCCAAGAGTTGAAAGTGCTTTAAGAGTACCTTCTGATTCCTTGCCACCAAAAAATAATCCCATGCTTCTTCTAAGTTCAACCTGTGCAGGAGTCGCACGACCACCAGCCGCATCTACAATAGCTCTTGAAGCTAGTGCTTGCTGGAAACGATCACCACGCTGAAAAGTCTGATTCAAAGTCTGAGCAACCTTAAAAGCTCTTTGTGGATCATCTTTAAAAATTGGAAGAGTTGCCAATGCTCCAGCGAAACCACGAAGAGATGCAGAATCAATTACGGTACCTTCACTCATTGATTCAAGTGAACTAGACATACCCTCAAGAAATTCAGTTACCCTTGCTCCTGTAAGACCAGCCTGAACTGCGGCTCCCATACCTTTTGTAAAAGCTAAATTTTCCTGACCAGCACCTCCACCGGATTTTCGAGCAGCACTCATCAACTGAGCTTGCGTACCCATATCTACGCCGTGTGACCTTTGGGCTTGCTCACCAGCATCAGACATTTCTCTAAGTTGAGTTGGAGTTAAATCACGACCAAGTGCTCTGGCAATCTCGGTTTGTCTTTGGCGGCGTTCTGATGGAGTGAAACCCATTTGGCTTCTGCTTTCATCTATACCACCACCAGAGAGAGCCATAATACCTTGTCTCTGCTCTGAAACTTGAAATTGTCTCTGGAGTAAAGCACCGACTCCAAGAGTTACTCCTGCGGTGGCTGCGGCTCTAGCAGCCATTCTTCCACCGCCAGACAACATCCCGCCACGTTTCTGCTCTTTATTTAATTCTTCTGTGGCCTTTCTTGCCTTACCAATAACACCGACAAGATCCTGAAATTCTTTTGTGTTTGTTTTTCCAGCTTTGGCCAGATCATTTAATGTCCCAACCATTTTAGCGACTTCAGAATTCACTGTCTGACGAGCATCTTTAATATTTTTTTCGATCGATTGTTTTAATTCTTTAGACCAAGTATTATCAACTTTAACGTCACCAAGACCCCTCAGAATCTTCTTGGATTCATCAATACTTTTTTTGAATTCTTTTATGTCGGCTTGTAACTGAATTTTTGCCGATTGATTAGTTGCCACTAAAATTCCTCTTCGAATTCGCCAAGATCACCGCCCAAAAGAGCGTATTCATCCTTCTCTTTCGGACTTGATTGCTTTACCACTCTTGATTTCGGAAGACGCCTTCCAAGATTATCAAGGAGTGCCTGTTCCTCATCTGGAGTTAACTTTTTGTCAGACTTATATTTAGACAGATCAACTGCGTTTCTAGCAAAGAAATTTTTCAACTTTGACTTAACAGCCTTTTCATAATCGGCTGGCATAGACCCATCCCACTCATCAGAGGACTCTTCAAGGCCAGCAAGGAAGCGATCGATCTCAGTAACATTATTTTCGTAATAATCCTCAAGCATCTCAATCAATAACTCTTCATGAGTATAATCTTCAAGTTGCTTTGGGGCAGTTTTATATTTTTTAGACCACCATCGTTCCATTCTTCTTTTAGGATCATCTAAATTAGAGATCGCAATTAAATGAAGATTGTCGTTGTTATTCGGCCCCCACAGAATCTCCAGAGGATTCTTTTTCGGTTGATACATCATCTGGATTACCCCCACTCACTCTCTTCTGCCAATCCCTCTCGAATGAAGCACATTCTTTGTATAAATCTAAAATTATATTTGTATCGTATAGTGAAGCACCAAACTGGCTATCTCTCCACCAATCAGGAAACTTTTTAAGAGTGTAACGAAGGTGTGCCATAGCACTATGAAGGTCATCAGTTGTAACATCGATTGTAGATAAATCACCATTTAAACTGGCACGAAGTCGATCTATCTGGCCACGCTCACCAATAGATGGTCGTTGATATTCAAAATCACCAACCCAATTTATGTTAGATTCTTTACCTACAGCTTGGAATTTGAATTTATGACTCATGGAAGGGAGTCGAAACTTATCTGTCATTTTAGCCTCATCAATCTAATAAAGTTCAAACTAATAAAAAAGATAAACCTTACGGCTTATCCTGCTTCGTCACTGGCTTTTCTTCCTCTGAAGTTCCATGTCTCGGTCATCAAACCTCTGGCATCTGCCGTAGTTTGACGAGCTTCGAGTTTCACACCTTCCATAAGAAGTAGAACCGTATTTGTCGCTCTGTCAATTATCTCTGCGGTCAACTCACCACTTGTAAGAATATCTTCAAGCCTTGGCATGATTCCCAACTGCTTCACCGATTGATTCTGTACACGAAAAGTTTGAGTAGATAAATCCACCCGGTAACCAACTTCAGCGTGTTCGATGGTTGAAATTTCGTCCAACACATTCACTTCTTCAAGTTGAATATTTTCGTTAAAGCTTACGTTTGAGGCAAAGGCAACTTGATTTCCACCAAGTCTAAAAATAGCTTTTGCACCCGTCATTACCTGAGAACCCATTTAGCTCCCCCCTTTATGCAGACTGACGAATATCAGCCAAGTAAATTGTTGGAAGAATAAAATCAATACCCTGAACTGGAGTTGCAGAGATGTTGATAGCTGCGGTAGCACCTTCAACTTGCACTCTTAAATTTTTCCATCCAAGACCTTTATTTTCATCATCACCAACTGTGATGTCTTCACGAAGATAAATTGCGAAACGATTCTTAATAAAGTTTGCAATAGCTTCGGCTGTTCCAGTTCTGGCCTTAGTGCCTGTGAAAACAAGCTCAAGGTTTGTTCTGAGATCGTAAGCAATGAATCCACCAGCCTCAACCACAGAGATTCTATTCCAAACAAAGTTTCCATCAAGACCGTAAGTAGTGTTTCCAACCACGGTTCTGAATCCACCATTATCTAGAGGCTCTGCGATAGTAACACCGGCTTTGATCATTTCTGCAAAATCTGTTTTTGGATTCCAAGATCCATCTTCAACTCTCATGTCATTTACATTGAGAAGCTTGAAAGTGATTGGTTCACCGACTGGTGATCCAGCTTGCATACCAGCACAAAGACAGGCGTAAGCCCAAGGCTCTTGCCAATTGAGTTCACTGAATCTGTCAAGCACTCTTACTTGCTGACCAACGATGGAAGTATATTGAGAGCCTATTGAGCGAGCGGCTGCTTTTAACCCATCCTTATTTGTGTTTTTAGACACATAAGCATTGCGTTCAGATCTTCCATCTGTGGCCCACATTGAGCGTACATGGTTATCAACAAGAGCGTTGACAGAATCGATTGTGACAGATCCTTTATCTTCTGAGAGAAGAGACACAACAATATTTATTCTCTCTTCTTTGAAGGCATCTAATCCTGCTCCCCAATCACTGTTAGTAGCGGTTCCATCACCGGCACCAGTGAAAAGGACTGGAGTAGAAAATGTCACATAAGCTCTATAAATATTTTCTGTTCTTGTAGCTTCAGCAAATTGACTAAAAGTATTAATGAAATCAATTGCATCCTGAATATCTTTTTTCAAGACTCCAGCTACATTATTCATTTCAAGATCTTCATAATAATCAAGCTGATTTGCGTTCTGATCTGGAGTCGCAGTGATAGCAACGGCTGTATAGGCAGCGTTTGAATTGATAAGTGCAACCAGTTCTTTAATTGTAAATTTGTTTCTTCCCTCAGAATCTTCAAGGACAATATCAAGATTGTCGGCAGCCGCACCTGTAATAGCTGTCGTAAGTTTTAATTCCCCAAGAGTTTTCTGAATAGTGAGTTCTGCTAGAGTGCCAGCACCAGTGTAAAGAATTGACATCAACTCTTCGCCACCTAACTCTTCGGTTGTTTCACTTTCAAGACCTTTAACAAAAGTAATAACTCTTGAACCTTTTTGGCCACGATTTGATCCAGTCAATCCAAGAATGGTATCAAGTGTAGATACAGCGTCTACTTCGATATAACCATAATCAAGATCTGCGGTTGTAAGTGCAGCCACATCAATCTCAATATCAATTTTTGTTGCATCGGTTCCGGGTGAAGCGACGATTGGCTTAGATGGTGCCCAAGTTCCACCAGTGTTTAAATCAGCAATTACGGCTGCGGCTGTTTCTGCGGCACCACTTAGAGTTGAAGTGTGAGTGTATGTCACTCCATTTATTTTCAAAACAAGAGTGTCACCACCACCAGACAAGTTAAATGCTTCAGAAATTGTTCCCAATATCTTAGCATTTGCATCTTCAACTGTTCCCTCACTTACTAGAGCAGAGAGATTATTTTCATCATCACCATAATTTTGAGATTTCAAACCCATCACAATATCAGAACCAGCATTTAGAAGATCGAGAGAAGACTGAGTTGAATTATTGACTTTATAAACAACAACGGTACTTGCACCGTTTTCTACTCTAGGATCTTTGGAAGGATTCACAAGAAGCTCAAGAGCGTCTGCTATCGGTCCAGATTTATATCTACTCTTGGCTGATTGAATCTGAGTTTTTTCTAAAATATCCAAAACCCTTGGCTTTCCACCAACTGCTTCACCAATAATCCCGACCACACCTGTAGGAGCGAGAGGAAAACCACTGAGGTTTTCAACAATTATTTTGGTATAGGCACCGGGCTTAAGAAGGGATACACCGTTGAAGGTTTTGATAATAGCCATCTCTTAATCTCCTTAGAATTCTTTGAAAATTTCGTCCCACTGCTTTTGCGTTGCGGATTCAACACCCTTAGCTTTAGGGTATGCCAGCATTGCATTTTGAAGCCCTGCCGGTATCTTCTTTAAGCGAGCATAAACATTAAACGGGACACCAATCTTTTCTTCTACTTGCGTTAATCCCAATCTATCTAAATATTTTGCTTTTTCAGACTCAGGTAGTCTTGAGTCCATAATAACTTTGGCCTTTTGTTCGGGATCGAAAACAGAAGATTTCGATCTGCGATTTTTCCGCTCAAATTTCGGCTTTTTAGATTCATCTTCGCTCATACAACCCTCCATCGGATTATTCATCGGATTCTGCAAAGGTGTCGCAGAGTCCTATATTTCCATCTGGGTTTAATTGAACACCCAGAATCTCTTCAATAATTGGCATTTTAGATTTCTTGAATGGAGCCACGGTAAAAGTTGAAAAATTCACAAACCGTGAATACATATTCTCTGGTAAAAATTCATTCATTCTTGAAAGGTCTGTGGCCCGAAATGTTGTAAGCTGAAGACCCCTCTCTTGAAGTTGTGGCTTAAAAGCACTTAAAATATAAATCAAAAAATAATAAAGGTATTTAACAAGATCTGGAGTCTCGATAGCATGAATCCCGATGTGCATTTGGTCAACTATAGCCGCATAACCATATTGCTCCCGGCCTACAATCGATTCATCCATGTCATTTTTAATATCAACCATTTGCAAATGGTCATCCAATCCAGACCTACTCTCTTCCTCATTCCCATCCAAAATTTGAATTGAAAAACATGGTGCATTTGTCGGGATTAAAGAAAAATGTTGAACGATCTTTATATCAAATTTTTTAATATAATCAGAAATTTCTATAACCTTTGCCTCTCCGTATTTAATTGAGAGCCAAGGTGCTGTAAGCTGTTCAAATACTTGCATTGGAGCATCTGGTGTGTTCCTAAACCACTCCAAGCCAGCCCTTATAATTGTCTCTAAAATAAAATCTACAGGAAAAATACCAGTTAACTCATCAGGACAATCCACGGGTGGCGGATAGTTATAAGCGTTCGCTTTTAATTTGGTTGGGTCAATCATGCCGCCCCCCTGAAAATCATATTTATAATGCGTTCTAATTCTTGATCTGCGAATCTTCCAACTCTTGGCAGTAAATTCTTTTTCTCAATGCCGGGATGAATCCATGATCCGGGTTCACTATTTTCAGAAATTCTACGCCATGTCATCATCGATGAAGAATGTCTCCCACCGCTCGGACTAGCTTTTTGAATCTTGGTAAGACCATGAAGATATCTGTGAACACTTGCATCTTTAGGTACTCTTGCTACTGGACCTTCTGCGATAGCACCACTTGAAGACTTAATTAATCTATTAAGTCCATACTGCTTTACAGTTTTTCTAAGCTCTTGTTGAAGATTATCTCTGGCAGCCTTTCCAGAGTAAGCCAATCTTGCACTTGAAGAAGTAGAATGACGGAATGGAATAGTGACATACATTTTTCCATCTTTACCAGCTTTTGCTTTACCGCCACCCAACCATCCGGGTCGCACCGATTTCATATCAAAACTTGGCATCCCGTACTCAAAGGCATTTGGCATCCGACCAATCAACTGGATCTCAACTACGAGTACATTTCCAGTCATATAATTTCTAATAGTGTCGGCCTTCTGTAATCCTTCAATGTAAGTACTTCTTGAAGTGGTGAGATTTTTTTGAGCCAGATCTATCCAATGATCACGAACCGTAACACCGGTCCCAAAGAAAGCTTTCTTGAAGGCTTCAATAGCAGATTCACTGAACGTATCTACACTCAGCCCCATCTCTTCAAATTTTATATTGGCTGAAATATCCATTACTCTGTTACCAGCTCTCTTGATCCAGATTTATTTGCCAAATAATCCCATCTTAAAACCGCTTGTTGTGGCAAATTAAATGGAACTCTTTCTTTTCGTTTGAAAGTTTCCATATAAAAACGATTGTCGTGCAATGTTTCTAGAACTCTGTATGTGGGAATAATCGGATAATGCAGGGAGAATAATGTCCCACTTGCTGGACGATTAGAACCTAGCCACTTGATAGCCTGATCTTCTGGTCTAAAATCAGTCCCGTTGAGATACTGGACACCAGCTTTATCAATAAGATGAAAAGGAGTATCGCAAGATTGTGGTATTTTATAACGAGTTTTATCTGAGTCACCAGAGCCTTTTTTAATAACTTCATTGTAAATAGAGGCATGATCAATCACTTCAATCTTGTACCAATAAGAAAGTCTGACCTCTGCCTTTGTGGTCAGCATGGCATCTTTTACATCCCAAACACCCTGCGGATTAAATTGCTTATCTAATTTTATTGAATAAATAAGTGCATCAGTTTCGAAGCATTGATCGACAAGATCCACCACTTCATCACCCTTACAAACATCACAACCCAATGCGTGATTGGTATCTTCGATCGCAGTTCTATTTGGGCAAAGGACCGATGGAATAATGCGGATTCTAACACCCTGATCGGCTATCAGATTATCAACTTCATCCAAATTGAGATCAACCCGTCCGGGCTTTGCGTCTGCTCTTTTAGGATAACGATTTGGGCTTGATGGTCTTCTCATTTACGCCACGACTAGCTGCAATCCCAGATAGTAATTTCTCAATCTGGACATGTCATTCTTAAGTTGTTTTTCATATTGAAGAATTCTTGCACCATAACCAGCGTTTGTGGCCGAAGATGTGGTTCCAATTGACTGGCTGATACCATCAATACTGATAGATTTATTTGCGATACCAGCACCAGCTATTAAATCTCCAGCTATGTTCAGAGGCCCAAGAGCCGCCTTCATTCCGATCACCTCTTTAATATTGGCTGGCACTTCGCCTTTTTTGAAACCGGCCTTGTAGGTCACATGCAGAACGTGTGGAACGTATTCAATCCCAGAATATATGAGAGGGATATATGAACCACCCTGAGATAAAATAATTGAACTAAAAGTTCCTTGAGTTGGAAATAAATTAACCTGAGCACCGACTGATTCTACTCGGTACCAACTTGGATCAAATACCAATAAATTTTTACTGAGCGGAAATTGAATAGCCACTTCGCTCACCGACTGAACGGGATATTTAAAAAGCTTAATAAAACTGTATTGAATATAATCTGTCAGTCTATAATCGTGGATCTCTGGATATTCTCTCTCACAGAGTTTTAATCCACCGACTTCGACTTCAAACCATTGTTGTGCTGATCGAATATAAAATTCAAAAAGCTCTTTTGGCATCTCGTTTCCGTTGTCATCGGTCAGATCCACACCAAAAAGAAATATGTTCTTTAATTCTTCAACGCTAATCACAAGATCATCCTGAAGAACTCTTTTATTTTGAGCTTCAGTTGAATCTGGTGCTTCTTTCATTGGCGTTATTGACAATTCAAACTCCTAACAATTTGGAACTGATTCTTTAACTATTACACCGCCAGCCACACCTGTAGAGATACAAACACCATCTCCAAATTCATCGTGCCTAACAATTACAGATCCAGACCTTACTAAATTGCTCTGCTCTGGAACCAAAGTGACTCTTATTTTTCCAAGCGGCTCACTAACAACTTCAACTGGATTCACACCCTTCGTATCCTCTGTGATCGTAAATCCAGAATCTTCAGCCGAAGCATTGATTCTGAAACCAGCAACCGCATCGGTTATAAACATTTCACCAGTGGTTGGAACTGGAACTGAGAATTCTGGATCAGCATTTAAGATCGCTGCTATTGCAATTGCATTAGCTGTCGATGTGCCGCCAGTAACGATGGTCGTGATTTCTATTGCACGATCACATGCAGCCGCACCAAAAGGGATAGTTGTTCCCGAATCATCAACATCGATCCAAACCCCAACTGATCCATCTTTGTCATAAATTTTGAAAAATTCTCCATCAAGATCACCGCCAACATCGGCTCTAGTTAATATTTTTGTGATCTCTTTCACGCCAATAAGATCCAAGATCAAATTATCTGGACTACCGGGGATCTCAACTTCAATTTTTCTATCGACATCTGAAGAGATCGTGAAAGGCTCTTTGCAACCAGTAGCAGAATTGAATGAAACCAGATTCATCTCTAAAGTCTTTTTTTCTCCGGCGTAGAATGACCACCTATCAGTAGTGCAACTCATTTTGACTCCATTGTAACTTCGATTGGCTGGTTCATTTTAAATACAGCTTCAATCGCATTATCGGCTTTGAATACCACCTCTACAGGTTGGTTGACCGTCATGAGTATCTCAATTGGCTTGTTCACAGTAAACCCTTCTAGTATGCAAGATCGATAGTGAGCTTCCTCACTTTTTCAAACTCACAACAACAACTATTATGAAATCTTAATTGAATCTCGTTGGCTTTTTCTAGAGAAATATCGAAGTAAAATTTGGCTTTTCCGGGTCTGATTTTTTCGACCCTAGCAACCTTATGACTTCCACCGCCTACAGTTTGTAGGTAACTTGCGAATAAATAATTGACGGTGTAGTACACACTACCTCACCTCAACTGCTTGAATGAAAGTTCCAGTTCCACCAGAAATTGCAAGCAATTTAAAAACATCTGTAGAAATTACAACTGGAGTATTAGCCGGAATATACACATCGCCGACCACTATTGTTGAATCATTATTTTGTGTCATCAAGAATGAACCATCAGAGATTATTCTATATGCTTTCCCTTGAACTAAAGTTTTAGAACCGGCACCTGTGAGATCTATTGGAGCTATTGTTTTCTTATCGTTAGCTGGATCAGCCGTGACCACTAAAGGTCCATTGATTACTTTTTTAGCCTTTGATGCTTTTGAATGTTCAGAAAAATCAATTCCACCACTATCGAGTGGTAGTTTCTCATCTAATGAACCACCAATTTCTCTAACCAATGGATCGACCATTATTTACTCCGTGCGAATGAAGGTCTTTTTTCCATATTAAATAGACTCTTCTTTTCCTCTTTCGGAGCCTTTTTTAAATCAGAAGCTTTCTTTGATGGCTTCACTTCTTCAGGCTCTTTGGATTCTTTGGATTCTTCAGGCTCTTCAGATACTTTATCTTCTGATTTTTCTATTTTATCTTCTGATTTCTCTTCCTCAGACATTGCTGCTTCTAAAGCCTTATCAACAACTTTAAATCCAGCAAATTTTATAAGAGATTTTGCAACATCTTTATCTTCACAAGAAACAGTTCCGTCAGTATCAACTTTTAAAATTTTACCACCGGCAGCTAGACTTCCACCGATTCCGACATAATCTTTTGAGAATAATTTCATTGATAGGTTCCTTTCAAACTAATCAGGGTGACCTTTTAAGGGGTCACCCTGTTTTTAAACTTTACCACTCAACCTTAAGAGTCAAGTGCTGGAACCCCTAGAGGCCCGATGTTTTTAATTATAGTCCAACCTCTAGGGCGGAAAATAATTGGAGTATTATAGTATAGCTGCATCCAACGAATTGAAGAGGCCACAGTTGCTAGTGGGAACTTCAATAGTGGGCTGAGTTCTCTTAGAGAGAGGATTGATTCATCCAACTGTCCAAGGTAAGCACTTCCAAGACCGGGAAGATTCTCATTTCCATCAAGGAAATCAGTTGATGCACCGGCTGAAGCTATTTCAGCGATAAGAAACTTAGTTCCTGCGATTCCGTCTGCAAGACGACTTCTATAGATTCTATAACCCTGAGTTAGATCGTTTCCAGAAACAGCACCTCTGGTGATTACGATTTTTACTTCGGCAGAGCCGGGAGCCGCAACAACCGCAGTTGCAGAGCCAGCTACCGGAGCTGATTCGCCACTTTTAGAGATTGCAGTGATGCTGTAAACATAAGATCCGTACTCAGATGCTTTGAATCCTCTTGAAGTTGTAACAGCCTGAACTGTCACCACACCACTCACTGGAGCGGTAGGTGCAGAAGGGTTGTCTGCAACTGTAGGAGCAGTTTCATCAATTCTTAAGAATACATCTGGTCTTAATTGAATGACTCCACCGTTTGTTCTAACACGGTCAACACTAAATCCAACCTGATGATCGGCCCCAACCGGAATTGAGTAACGACCTTTGCTGAAGAAAGACTTACTTAGGTCAGCATGGTTGGTGTGATTTAGGTAACAGTGAGTTGGATAGTAATAGTTGTCCAAAAGAACACGACTTGATTCTTGAAAAACGCTCTCAGTGAGAGGCTTCCCACGAAGATCGAGAACATGCTCACCAGAAACATCTGGCTT